TTCAAACTCGTTCGTATGATCGAGCGCATAGAGCACCCACGGCCCTTCACGCAGATAGTCAAAGGTCACGTCGCCGGTCGCGGGATCATTCCACGCCTCGCGCACCAGCCGCCCGCTGATTTGATCGTGCAAGCGCACGCGGCGAGGGTAAATGGCGCTGTTCAGTCGAGTCACGGGTTCGATGATCTTCAGCGGGCCGCCATCGTATTTATTGCTGCGCGGAAGTACCGTTCCAATCGCCGAGCCGTTGCGCGTCGCCATGAATTATCTCCAGGGGCCAGTGAGGTCGATAGCGCACGATGCGGTACTGGTAGCGACCGCCTGGATGATGAAGGTTCGGTTAGGCAGCGCCGCCATATTTTCGAGCAGATCGCCGTGATAGCTCGCGCCACTATGCACCGGACACCAGCCGCCAGGGATTAATCCCCGTGAATTAGCGTAATCATCCCAAACTTCAATCGGCCAGACATGCACTGCGTTGTCTGCAACAGCAGGATAAGCATCGGCGTTCGTCGCGCCTAATGCCGATGAGCATTTTCCATGCGTATAGCGTGCGTTGGTAATGCTGCTGCCCAATTGTGAGTAATTGCGCGCTGTCCAACTGCCCGTATTGGATTGAGCCAGATAAAAGTTGTAGGTGCCGTTACTGGTAATCGAGCAAATCAACACACAACCATACGCATCGGCGCTGACATAACTGGCAATATCTCCAAACAATAAGCCTCCCTGATACGCCCCAGTCCCGCCCGCATCGCAGAAAAAATAAACGATTCGGCCATCGCTCACCAGCGTCCAGGCTCGATTGCTGCTTGAATTGGATTTGTAAACATATCCCCCGCCCGACAATTGGGTGTCCGTGGGAAACGGCCCCGTCCCCGTATCCACATCCGTCATGGCTTCATAGCCCCGGCAACGGGCAGACGACGTGGCGGTATCGTCGATGCGCAGATACAGCCGGGTTCCGGTCACGTCATCCGAGCGATAGGCGGCTTTGTTCGTACCGGAAAACGCCTTGCTGAATCCCGCCGGCGCGCGTTTGGCGGTGATCGTTCCTGAGGCGGTCTGATCAGAAATTCCCGTGGTGGCAAAGGTGAACGCGGTCGTGCTGGTGACCGTGACCCGCCAATCGCCGTTCAGGCCCGAGGGACTGGCTCCCGCAATGCGAATCACCGGCCCGGTCGATCCCACCATGGCGAACTGATGCCCCGCCGAAACAGTAACTGTCGCTACGTTGCTGGCGACCACCAGCGAATCCACGGACACGCTGCCGAAGCCGTCCACCAGGCAGGCGTCCAGGACGCCGATGAGCGCCCCGGCGGTGTTCGCCAGCGATGGCGCTCCGCTCATCGCGGAGGTGTAGTATTTGACGGCGGTGCTCATGCGTCCACGTCTCCGAGGAAGACCAGCTTGAAATTGTCATCCGTCACGGCGCTGGCCGAGGGTTGACTAATCCGGGCGCAATGGATCGCCTGATCCGCGCCCTGCGTGTTAAAGCGCAACAGGTTTCCCGATACCCAGCCCGCGCCCCACCCTTCGTAAGGAATCGTGAAATAGGGCTGGCTCGTAAAGGGATTGACCGGCGCAATGTCGGCGGTCGTGGACAGGCTGGTGGCGATTTGCCCGACGTGCTCGCCGATGACATGCACGGTCGTGGCGCCGGTGAACTGAATCCGCCAGCGTTCCGTAATCGCCCCGTCATTGGTGACCTCGATGGGATAGACCTGATGGCTGAACTGCGGGGTAATCACGCTGCCAATCAGCGCATCGCTCCACACGCTCGTCCAGGACTGTTGCGCGAAGGGGGTCGTGACCGAGGCGAACAGGTCGCCGCACCACAGGAGCGAGGACACATACGTTTCGTCAGCCAGGTAGTTGTAGGTCAAGCCCTGGCTGAGGCGCAGCGTTTTCGCGTCATTCAACAGGCCGATAATAACGGCCTCATCGTGGATCGTGGTGAAAGCCTCAATCGGTTGCTGATAGCCCGACAAATTCAGGCCGACGATGGTGTGGATCGACCCGGCGCTTAAATCAATCGTGTATTGCGTTGTCGGGATGCGCGCGCCCACGGCATCCTCCAGCCAAATCTGGCGGACATTCGCCCGGTTCAGGGTGTAGGTGGTATTCGCCACCAGCGGATTGGCGAGGGTCTCGTGGTCGGTGTGGTGCACGATGACGTAATCACCCACGCGGAAAATCGGCGCGGTCTTGGAGAGCGGCAGTTTCGCCAGTTCGATGCCGAGGTTCGGCAAATCATCGAGCAGCGCGGTGTAAAGGTACTCACACAGCACATTGATCGTGTAGCAGGTGGCGTCCAGGGTGACCGTGACCAGCCCGGTCGTGTAGTCAATCGTTCCCGCCGTCACGTCGCCGGTGAACCCGCCGACGCCGTTGTCCGTGGCGGTCAGGGCGGTTTCCGTCAAATCCAGCGCCGTGATGGTGACAGAACTCGGCTCGACCGGCGGGGTGAGCAAAAAGACGAATTTCGTGCCTTGGCTGTAATAGGTTGTATTGTGCTCAGTTGCAGTAAAATAGATCAACTTGCTTCCCGCATCCGGGGTATTCGCCAAGGTGACAATGAAGTTCGTGGTCGCTTGCTTGACGAACGATTCTTGCACCCACGCCCCATTGACTCGGTAATAGACCTCCTGTATCCAGTCGTAACTGCCTTCTACCGGCAAGGTTTGGATGCGGCCCGCCGCTGCGTTAACCACTTGCGCGAAATAGATAAACCCATAACGGTTGACGGTGAGTTGCGTGGCGCTGCCCGAAATCACTTGCGACACCAGCGGGGCCAGCGGACGTTCGTTGTCGGCCACGTCGATTTCGTTATCGCTGATGGACGCTGCATTCTCCAGCGTCGTAATGCCATAAACCGTCAATTCCTGCGGGTCTGGCAGATACAATTGGGTCGGCGTGGCATAATTCGCGTGTTCTTCGTCAGCGAAATAAGCGCCGTTGAAGGTCTGCGTAAGCGCCGGTGAACAGTCGTAATGATTCATTCGCGCATCGTCGACCCCCCCGCTGCCGACATACTTGAGCGTCACGGTCTGCAACGACCCCGCAGAGATATCCTCCAAAAGCCCGGTAAACGACCCGCTCATTTCGGGCCGCAACGCCGGCTGAACCGTTTGGTTGACCGTATCCCAGTAAAACGTCAGTCGCGTTGTCCCCGGCCCGTAGTCGGTATACAGCCGCAAATTTGTGTTCGCGCCCTTGGCGGCATAGATCGACGCCAGGGCTTCGGGGCGTTCATCCCCGCCTTGCCCAGGCCAAATCAAGGGATTAACCGTGGTATCCGTGGGGAGAGAGGCAATGTAGGCGCGGCTGGCGAGGAACATTGCATCGTTCGGACTGCGCACGGCGGCATAGATCATCCGATGCTGGAACGCCCCAGCAATCCGGTTGCCTGAGGCAATGTCAGGGAACAGGTTGTTATCGACGTTATCGAGCACTTCAGTGTTCGAGGGATACCCGCCGCTGTCGTCCAAATCCGTCATGCGTTCGGCGGCGAGCAGTTTAATGTCACTGGCGAGAATATCGGCCATTAGGCGGCGCTCCGTTTTTGCCGGGCGAGTTCGGCGATCAGTTGTTCAGCGGTCAAACCCGCGCCGGGCGTGGGCGTGGACGTCGATGGCGTGGACGTCGTGGACGGCGCGGATTCCCGCGTCGGCAGGGTCATTTTCGCAAGTTCTTTCATCTTTTCGACAACGGCCATTACAGTACTCCGTCCAGGTCGCTAAAGGATTTTGCCAGGCGCGTGGCCTGATCGTTGATCGTGCTGAGGTTGATCCCGGCCAAATCACGCACTGCTGAACCGGCCCGTTCCGCCGCGTCGGCGAGGTCGTTGAGGCGGGTGGTGGCGGTATTCTCCTGAGCTTCTTCAGCTAATTGCGCCAGTTTCAACCGATGCAGTTCATTGGCCTGACGGATCGCCTGGCGGTATTCCTCATCGCCCAAGCGCCCGGATTTTTCGTGCAGTTCCGCCAACTGATCGAGCCGCTCTTGGTGCTCAATATCCAGCAGCGCCTGCTCATCCCCCTGCAATTGCAAGATTTGTTTTCGATAGTCCGTCGCCATGTCGGCCAGCGCTTGTTCAGCGTCCATTGCCGCCTGCTGAATTTGTTTGATCTTTTGCCGCGCCGCCTCGCCAGCGTCCGTAATGCCCTGGATCGCGTAAACACCGCCATCGCCCATGTGTTGCAATTGCGCCAACGCCTGCCGTCCCGCCTCGCCGCCACGCTCATAAGTGGCGGCCAATTCATCCACTTTTTCGGCAGCGACTTCTTCAGCCGCGATCAGCGATTCAATGCTCTGGATGATTTCGTTAATCGCCCCGACGGTGGATTCCGCAGAAAATCCCCGCATCGTAGCCAGTGAGGCGCGCATCGCAGCCCACAGCTCTTTGCCTTTTTCGTTGAGACGGTCAATGCCGCGAATCTGGTATTCCACGGCATCGGCGTTATCACGCGCCGCTTGCGTATTTTCCTCGGTCGCTTGCGTGCGCTCATCGGTCGTATCGGCCGCGTTCCGGGCGGCCTCGGCTTCGGCCTGAACGCTATCGGCGTGGTCTTGCTCGGCGTCTTGCAACTCTTTGAGCTTGGCGATCTGCGCATCCAGCGCCGCAAGCTTTTCTTGATTGGCGGCGTTCAAATCGCCCTCGGCGAGCAGCGCCAGCCGTTTGGCGTCCATCAGGTCAATCTCAGCTTGCAATTCCTTGATTTTGGCGTCCGCCACGGCCTGGGCTTTTTCGGCTTCCGCGTCTTTGATCTTGATGAGCAACTCGGCGACTTTCGCGCTGTCGCCCTTGGCTTTAGCCTGATCCAACTCCACATTCAGGTCGCGCAGCTTGCGGTCATAGCCGCGTTCTATGGCTTCGGTTTCCCGGCTTAGCGCGGCGGTTTTGCGCTGATACAGGGCGATCAATTCGCCCACCGGCCCGGCCATGATTTCGGCCTGGCGGCGTAATTGCTCCTGCACCTGGATGTATTTTTCCGTCGCCTCAAGATCGGCTTGAGATTTGCGAACGCGCAAATCCGCCAGCGCCAAATCTTGCTGGCTGGCCTGGTTGTTTGCGACGCGCGCAGCGACCTGTTCGCGCAAGGCTTGCGCCATGGCCAGTTCCTGCTGTTGCTGATCGCGTTTGCCCTCGGCCTGCTCTAGCGCCAGTTGCGCCGCCAACATCGCGCGCTCGTTTTGCAGTTGTTGCACTTGAGCCGTGTGACCCATAGCCTCGGCCAGGGCAATATCGGCGTCCTTGGCGGCCAGTTGCGCCTGAGCGGTATCGCTTAAAGCGTCGTTGTACCGCTGAGCTTGAGCGATTTCGGTTTTGAGTTGCGCGATCTTTTGTTCTTTAGTCTGAACGATCTGCGTCACTGACGCCGCTTCCGCATCCGTTTCGCGAATCGCGTGTTGTACGGCGACGGTATAGTCGGAACTGGCTTGCGTCAGGTTATCGTTGGCGATCCTGAGCGCCACTTGAGCGGCCTGATTTGCCATCGCCGCCTGTTCGTAGCGATAAGCGCTGCCGGTTCCTTTGTCGATGGCATCGCCCAGCAACAGATAATCCGCTTCCGCATCCGAAGCGGCCTGCGCGGCCTGCGCTTGGGCGATCTTCGCGCGTTCCAGTTGCCCGGCGTAATCCGCCAGGGTCTTGTTAATCGGCTCCAGGCCGACGGCGTTGACCGGGGTTTCGGCGGTTTCCTTGACCGTCTTGAGCGCCCCATCGGCCTGTTCGGCTTGTTGCGTCAGGCGCTCCATCGCGGCGGCCATGTCGCGTCCGTCTTGCGCCACCCCGGACAGCAGCGCCTGCGCAGTCGCCTGCATTCCCAGTGCCTGGCCGCGCAGAGCGTTGGCCTGTTCCACCGTGCCAAGGCCGATTTTCGAGGCGGCTTCTTCGATATTCGCCAGGGTCGCCACCAGGCTGGCGACAATTTCCACCATCCCCGCGCCGAGAGTTCGGAACCCTGCGGTAATCCCGTTCCAGGCGATTTGCACCACGGATGCGGCTTGCTGTCCGGCGCTGGCGATAGCGCCGAACGATTGGCCGGTCTGCACGACAAACGCGCCGAGGGACTTGAGCGCGCCCGCAAAATCAAAGGACTGAACAAATCCCCGGATGGACTGGGCGGCCTGTTCGCCGAATTGGCGAATCGTGGCTTGCACGGTAGCGAATGTGGCGCTGCTGAGCCCGTCTTGGAGCGCCTTGGCGAAATCCTTGAGAGACGCCGTGACCGGGGCGAGAATCGGCTCCAAGAACGCTGCTTTCAGGCTTTGCCAAATGCTGGCGAGTTGCGCCAGGGCGGTTTTGAGGTTGCCGCCCATTTGTTCAGCAGCATCGGCGGCGGCGCCATCGGCGTTGCGCAGTTGCACGGTGTAGTCGTTCAGGCCCGACTGCCCTTCCGCCAGCAACGCGCGCAAGCCCGGCCCGGCTTCTGTGCCAAACGCCAAAATGGCGGCATTGGCGGCGGCTCCGCGCTGTTGCAGGGCGGCCATGACCGTTCCCAGGTCGCGGCTGGAAATCCCCAGGGCGCTGAGTTCCTGGCTGGCTTTGCTCGCGGGGTCTAGCAGAGCGGTCAGGATCGCCTTGAGCGCCGTACCCGCTTCACTGCCCTTGATGCCGTTTTTATGGAGCAGGTCGAGAGCGGCAACCGCCGTTTCCAAGTCCAGTCCGGCGGCCTTGGCGGTTCCCCCGGCTTCCGAGAGCGCCTCCGCTAACTGGCTGGCGCTGGAGGTCGTGATGTTCGCGCCTTTCGCCAGCACATCGGCCATGCGCCCGGCTTCTTCAAAACCCAGTCCCATGATGGACAGGGAATCGATGAGCTTTTGCGCCGCCGCATCGGCGCTGATTTGTTCCGCCGCCGCCAGCGCCAGGACTTGCGGCAAGGCGTTGATCGCATCGGCGGCGGATAGCCCGGCGGCGGCCAGGGACTCCATGCCCTGAGCGGCTTCCGCGCCGGACAGGCCGAACTGCGCGCCGACGGCGCTGATTTGGCTGGCGAGGTTGTCGTAAGTGCGATAAGTGTCATCGCCCTTGGCGATCACCCGGTCTAGCTGCGCTTCAAACTCAATAGCGCCGTCCAGGCCGCCGCCGAACAGGCCGGTGAAGGCGGCGCGGATTTGATTCGCGACAACGCGGGTATTGTTGTCGAGATAGCTGAACAGCTTGCCAAACGCGGCGCTGGCTTCGTCTTTGGCGGTGATCAGTAGTTGCAGAACGAGGTTGCTAGGCGCGGCCATTTAGGCCTCCAGGCAGGCTATCAAAGACGGCTGTTCTTCTGTGCGCTTTTGCAAGCAATGCGGACTCAGCCATAAGCGTTCCCGATGCTGCTGATGGCCGATTTTCCCTTGCTGTTTCATCCCCCCCTTCAAAAATCCGCTTTTGAACCACGCCACCGCTCGCCAGCCATGGGCTTCCAGCCCATTGTGCTCGCCATCAAAACCGGCTAACACGATCCGATAGTCTGGATCATCCCCATGCGCCAAACACCAGTCCCGCACAGCATCAGCCACGTCAAAATCTTCCTCGGCATACAGCGCCGCCCGATTTGCCGCATGGCCGTAGGGCGGGTCAAAAAAGATGCCGCAGACGCCTTCTTTCATCCGCACTTCTAGCATCTTCAGTGCGCCGGACGTACAGACCCGCGCCCAGTCGCCGTTGACGATGCGCACATGGCGCAATCGCGCCGACAAAAACGCAAACCAGCGGCGCAACTCCGGCAGGGTCATCGGATGAAAATCCTCCTCGTTCCACACCCCCGGCTCGCGGATTCCGGGGCGGTTTACACCCCTGCCGCCGTCGCTGATGTTAGGGCACCGGCGCGATACGCCCGGCTCGCGGATTTGGGGACGGTATACGCCCCTGCCGCTGGAGGTGAGGTGAGGGCATTTGCGCGATACGCCCGGCTCGCGGGCCGAGCGCCGTTCGATTCGCCCATCCGCATTGACGATCCATGGTCCGTCGCCGGCGCACCAGCCAGCGCCAATCCAGCCACAAATCCCGTACAGCCAATACCCCGCCGCACGGGGGTCACACCACTCCGGGTCGGCCATCAGTCGTTCGATATTCGCTTCGGATTTCCAGCGCATCAGCCATAAATGACGCGCCATAATATCGACCTCGGTCACTGGCCAAGACGCCCATTCTGCGGTTTCGTCAGGATGATGTTGTATTGCCCGCCACACATTGATCAAAAAACCATCCGCGTCGTTGACCGTTTCCGAAAAATACGCTCGGTTGCACGGGTGCGGGCGGCGCAACAGCACGGCCAATGAGCCGCAAAACGGCTCGACGTAATGCGCCACGTCGCCGAGCGCGGCCCAGACCGCCGGCGCGGCGTCGGCCTTCCCGCCGAAGTAGGGGAAAGGCGCCTTAAAGAGATTGGAGAGCATGAAGCAACTCGCTGATCCTGACGTTTTTGGGGGCAATCGGTGAATTAAACGGTCTGCAACTTCACTTGCTTGAGCCAGTACCACGTCGCGTTGTCAGGGTCAGCCGGCAAGAACGGCCCTACCACCGGGCGCGCTTCCGCTTCGAGCGGGTCTTGGCGGGGCGTGACAGTGAAGGTGCGGGCGTCGTGCAGAGTGAGCGTGAAGGTCGCCCCGGCGGCGTGCAGGGCGGTTTGCAGCGTGAGCAGGTTTGCGCGGCTGATCCAGCAAGCCGCCGACTGGCGGCCCTCGGACTGCCCGACTAGGGTCATCGGGCGGCCCGCCAGTTTGACGGCTTCCTGGACGATCAACGCCCCGGTCAGCCCGTAGTCCGTGCTTTGCGCCACGGGCGACCAGGTGAATTCATCCTCCCAGATCAGACCGTCTGGCAGGCTGATTTCATCAAGGGTAATCGCCATAAATCATTTCTCAGAGACACAAAAGGTTTTAACAATGACCTCCAATGCATCCCAGTCAGGCACGCACCAACGTTTGTCCTCCTCGGGAACTTGGTTTTCTGTCTCCTGATCAAAACATGCTTGACCATCTTCACAAAACCGGCGAATCGCGGTCTTCAATTCCGCCTGATTGCTGCACTTACTGAGTAGATTCACCATCTGTTGACGATGCCTAATCATCAAACAGATGGCGTTGATCGTTGCAATATCGCGCATGATTCAGCCGTTGGTTTAAGCCGCCATATCCGACACCTGGAACGTCCAGGGCGAGGTATAGCCGGCGGGCGTCAGCATCTTGCCGCTGAACTGTCCCTTGACGTAAGTACCGGTGACCGGGTCAAACGCCGCCGAACCGGCCATGTTGACTTTGTTCACCTGGATTCGCCCGCGCTTCATGGACACTTTCTCTGTCGCCGAGCCAATCAGCATGACGTACTGACTGATCGCCTTGCCCGCCGCGTAGTTTTCGATGGTGCGCGTGGTGGTGTGGTAGCTGATCTTGGCGACCGTCGCCCCGGTGGCATCCAGCGCCTTGAACAGCCCGTTGACTAAATCCACTTCGTAGTGCGTGCTGGCGATCGTCACGTCGCCGGAGGTTTCCGCCACGATCTCAGTGCCCGTGCCGTGCGCGGCCAGGTACTTGTTCGCCAGCGGCACCCACAGCCCCACCGCCGGAGTAATCGCTTCATCGGCCACGGCGGCGGTGGTCTGCGTCACCTCCGTCAACGTGGCGCCCAGCAACACGGCGTACAGCGCCGGCGGCATGTAGTCGGCCTCGGCGCTGAGGCTACCGGCTTCCGTGGTCTTGTTGACGGACGCCAGGATTTCTCCGGCGCTACCTTCCATATTGGACAGCAGGTCATCGGATTCCTGGACTTGGCTGGTCAATTCCAGCTTGGTCCAGTTCACCGGGTCGTAAAACTGGGTTGGCGCGGTGTCGCCCGACCAGAAACCGAACTTGATCGCGCAGTTGAGATAGAGGGATTTAGAGGCAACGGCAATCGCCATGACGAACTCCTAAAACGGGAAGGTGCGGAAAGGTTGGCTCCAGCGCAGGCCCCACAGGGCGATGCGCAGATTATTGAGCGAGCCGGTGTATAGGTTGTCGGCGGTCAGGGAGGCGGGATCGGGCGGCAACGCCTCGTTCAACCCCCAGCGTTGGTACGGCAGCCAGGGCAACAGGTCAAAGACGGCGTCCACGGCCAGATCATCGCGCGCGTCGGTGGCGGTGTCCTTGCCGAGCACCACCAGGCTGAAGGTGAAGGTGGCCGCCCAGCGCCCGCCGTCGTAAACGGCCACGTCGCGGAAGCCGGTGATGGCCAGCAGCAGCGCCGGGGCTTTGCTCAATAGCATCGGCACTTCGCGCTCGACGAGGTTGCCGCCGTGCGGCTCGACGGTGAAGGCCGGATAGCGCGCCTCCAGCCCGACAACAATGGCGTCTTGAATGGCGCTGGGGTTCATAGCATCCCCCGGCCCCATAAACGGTCATTACTGGCCGTATAAATGGTCGTTGAAGCGCCATTCTCGGCGGGGCGCGGCGGCAGGATGTCGCCTTTTACGATGGCTTCGAGCGTCGCCAGGGCGTCGCGGTAGCGGGTTTCGCGGTCTTTGAAGTCGCCCTGGCTGGCGAGCACGGTCGGCGTGGCCAGGTACAGCGCCAGGTCGACCGCCAGGGTGACCACCCACTCATCGACCGGGTCACTGAGCGGGACCGTCCAGCCGATCCCCCGCAGGCTGCGGTCGATGATCGCGTCAGCGGCGCTCAGCGCCAGGTCAATGGCGGCGCTGTCGAGATCGCCGTTGGCATCGCGCGGACCGGCCTGGTCTAACTCGCCGGGGTAGCGCGCGTCGATATCGGCGGCGGTGGCATACATGGCGGGGTCTTCTCGGTGAGCGGCGGGCGTCAGCCCGCTGTTTTCTGGATTCGGCCTGGCGGGTTCGGATGAGAAACAGGGGCCTGACGGCCCCCGCTCGCCTCAACCCAGCAGGATGGCGAGGTGTTCGGGCTTAATGCACGCCACGCCCCAGGCGAGGCTGACCTCGTAGCTGTTGGCGTGATAGCCGGGGTACATCGCCACATCGAAGCTGAGACCGGAGACCGGGTCGGAGAGGGTTTGCCGGTCAGTGGCCTGATCGCCGCCCTCGGGGACGCGCGGCAGGCGGGTCGCCAGCACGAGGGCCGAGCGGGCGAACGCCAGGTTGGCGGCGTAGCTGTTGCCGATGGTGATTTCATTGGCGTCCGCGCCCGCGATCAGCAGGCCCGGCGCGCCGATGGCGATATCGCCCGAGGTCGAGGTCGTGCCGGTAGTCACCACGTACTTGTTCACCGTGTCGCCGGCGTGGGTGATGATGTCGCCCGCCTTGATGCCGGTGGTGTTGACCGTGCCGCCTTCCACGCTGAGGGTGGTTTGCCCCACCGCTTCACCGGCGGCGGCAAAGTCATAGCCGGTGCCCGCGCCCTTGGTGTGGTTCACGATCTGCGCCGACTCGCGCACCATGAAGCCGTGAATGTCCTGCAGCACGCCCTGGCGCAACAGCGCGGCGGTGCCTTCCAAATCGACGCCGCGCCCGCCCTGTTTGCCGCGCAGGTTCGCCCCGGCGGCGGTGTTGACCACCAGTTGCAAATCCGAGAGCGGCGCGCCGTTGTCGGCCAGAATCTTCCGCGCGTTCGCTGCGTCGGTGTAATCCCCGGCGGTGCCAAACGGCGCGGTGCCCGCCGTGCCGTAGGCGCGGCTGGCCTTGGTGTACAGGGCGGCCAAATCCGCCTCGACCTCGTTGACCAGCGTGCGCATCGCTTGCGCGAACTGATTGCGCAGGATGGCCTGGAAACCGGGGCCGCTGTTGACCGCCGCCTGTTCCTCGCCCTCCCAGGAGAAGAACACGCGGCGGTACTTGCTGATCGTCACTGACTGGCTGGCGATGGTCTGGCCGGACAGCGCCGGCGGCGTCGCGGCGGGGGTGATGTCGCCGGCGCTGCTGGCCGGGGCGACCGGCAGGTAGAGGGTTTGGTTCTGCGCCACGCGATTGGCGCTGGCGTCGAGGGTCACGGCGGGGATCAGCCCCACCAGTTCGCGCGAGACCACATCCAGCGCGCCGTAGATCGCCGGGATGAGGTTGCTGAGAGTGTTCGTAGCCATGGAGACTCCTTACGTTAATCAGTGACCTGGCCGCCCTGGCGGACAAAGTCGTGCTGAGCCTGGGACGAGAGGGCGGAGAATGTGGCGCGGTTGAGGGCTTGGCTCGCCGCACCGGCGGCCGCACCGGCTTGTGGCTTGGGGTCCGGCAACAGCGGCGGCGCTTTGCTCAAGAACGTTTCGAACGCCTCGATGCCGCCATCGACTTTGCACATCGCCTGGTAGTACTCCTGAGTGGCCGGGCTGATCTTGCGCTCGGTCAGCGCCCTCTGGAGCAGGGCGGCGATCCGCGCCTGGCGCTGGGCCTGTTCGACCTCGGCCAGCTTTTGCTCGGCATTCGTGGCGCGGGCCAGCAGCGCATCGTAATCGGCGCGCGGCACAAAGGTGTCCAGCGGCGGTTGCTTCGCCTGGGCGTTGGCGGCGCGCAGGGCGTCCTTGAGGGTGTTGACGCGGGTGATGGCGGTCACCTCTTCCGCGCCAGCGGGGATTTCCAGAGCCTGACAAAGGGCGTCAGAGAGCGGCATGGGCGATTCCTCGCGATTGAGAGCAGTGAGGGGGAGATTGGGTTGATTGGTCAGGGCGACGCTGGTCAGGGCGACGATCTGGCGGGTGTCTTTGCGATAGTTGAAGACCGGCGACAGGTAGCGGTATTCCTTCTCTTGAATCTGTTGCACGGCGCGGCCGGTCCATTCGACGTTGCCCCAGACTTGGCCGTTGCGCAGCTCCAGCGCGTGAATCCAGCCGGCGGCGGGCGCGTCCAGGCCATGCGGGGCGCGGTGTTCGCTGGCGTGTTCCCAGTCCACCACCAGAGGGGCGTGGCGCTGTTGAAAGGCAGTGATCAACGCGGCGGGATCGTCGAGGGTCCAGGCGCGGCCATCGGCGCCATGGACGCGCGGCCCGGCGGGCAGGAGTTGAATCCAGTCCGGGAGCTGACCATCGAGCGGCAGGTTGATGGCGCGAGCGGTCTGCATGGATAAGCTCTGCTATAGGTAGAAACCTGTATGAGTATACAGGTTTTTCCTAAAGTCAAGGCAAAAAAGCGGGCGGTCAGGTGAAGTCGCCGCGCAGCCATTCTTGTAGCGCGTCCTGGATCATCGTCCGGTCGTCGGCGGACAGGCCGAGGAAGGGGCGGGCGGGGATGTTCTTCTCCGGGCGGCCGAATTGATGGGTCGCGCCGTAAATCAAGGGGGTGCCCACGCGCAGTTCCTGTTTGCTGGCTTGGTAGTTCAGCGTGCCGCGCAGGTAGCCGTTGAGGGTGAGGATCAGGTTTGCGTTCTTTTTCTTGCGGGCCTGGTAGTCGGGGGACAGCGCGGCCCAGGACGAGCCATCGGGGGCGGTTTGGTGGTGGAAGCGTTCGCGCGTGCTATTCAGCAGCGCCTCGCCGATGTCCTGGAAGACCGGGCTGAGGTCGCTCAGCCGGGCTTGCAGTTGCGCCAGGCCGTCGCGGACTTGACGGTCGTCGATGTGGATTTCAAGGGATGCGCCGGCCATGGGGGTCTCCTTGAGCGAGTCGCGAGCAGTGTAGGGTGGGCATTGCCCACCCTACTACTACTGCTTACTCGGTGCCTACGGGCTGTTCAGTTAGAATAGAGGAACGGCTAGGGTCGCTCCCGAAAAGTGGCTTCCCGCAGACGGCCACCTGCCGCTCTTTCCTTCGTCTGCGTCGCTGCGGAGACTTAACTCCCTATGGGAAAACCCGACGCTGATCGTCAACCCCCCTCTAAACCGCCGGATCGCGCCACCAATCAGGAACGGCACGGTCAAACTCTTCATGAACATTATTCGCCGCGCCTGATTCCACCGCCACCATCCCCCGGAGAAAAAACCATGACTGCGCTGACTCGCCATGAATTGCTGTTTCAAGGGCGAATGAATATCCGCTATCACGAAAGCCTGGAGCGGTTCTACGGTCAGTTCCTGAACTGGACGGCCTTCGTGTCGTTGCTGCTGTCGAGCGCCGCGTTTGCCACGTTGGGTTCCTTGTTTCCGGCGGATTGGCAGCCGGCGCAAACGTGGCTGGTTGCGGGGCTGGCGCTGAGTGTGGCGGGCATGAACGGAGCGCTCCTGGCCTTCGGCATGCTAAACCGACTGATGACCCATGCGGAATTGAAAAAACAGTGGATTTTGTTCTTGGGGCGGTTGCCGGCGACTGATGACGCCCACCTGGCCGAAGCCGAGCAGGCGTTTCATGCGCTGAACGCGCAAGAACCTGCGCCGGATCAGCGGCGACTGGACCGCGCCTATGAGGAAACCTGCGCCAGCCTGGGTCTCAAACCGTACACGCCCTTCAATGTGGGCAAAATCTCCAAGCAATCCCCGCAGTAGTGCAGGTGGGGCATTGCCCGCCCTACTACTACTAAACTTGGCCTAGCGGGCGGCGGATCAGGGCCGACAGCGCCAAGGCGCGGATCAAGGCCAGGCGTTGCTCTGGGGACAGCGCCTCCAGTCGAGCGCGGTCTTCCGGTGACAGCAGGGTTTTGAAGGGAGGCAGCCGGTCTTTCAAGGCGATCATTCGCTTTCGTCCAAAAAGGTTTGCAGTTCACCCATCAGGAACTGATGCGCTTCCTGCTGGGTGGCTCCAGGGTGCGTACTATAAAACTCTTCGGTTATGGCATCTAAAACCGACTCGCCGACCCCGGACACTTTCTGTAAAAATTGCCCCTTGACGCGATTGAATAAGGCTTCTGATTCGTCGTCCAGTACCGCCATTGCCTGGGCATAGTCGGCCTGCATCCGCTGCTGTTCGGCGTGATATTCCGCCAGCCAGTCCAGCAGCGCCTGCCCGGCTTTCGTAATCTTGCCCTGGAGGATATGTTCAATAACTTGGGGCATCTGCCCTGCCTTCAGCCCCTTGCCGCCGTGCATGGCTTTGTAATCGGCAAACCAGTCCGCTTTAGCAACCCATTTTGTTCTACCGACCGGGTTGCCCTCGGCATCCCTTATCAAGTGACCGCCTTTCTCCGCCCATCCGGCAGTATCCCGCATCCTAAACAGTTCTTGTCGGACCGCTTCCGGGATTAACCCTTCTGACTTGCGATAGGCCGCTTGCTTTTCCTGATCAAGGCGTTTCATCCGGTCGCTGAAGCTTTCCATCCCCGAATCGAGTTTCGCCACTTTCTCGGTTTCAATCTTTTTTAGCTTGTCCAGTTCCTCAGCGACGCTCGCGCCCGGCTGATAATCCCATCCTTTATCGACGCCCTGGGGCAGGCCGGTCTTGGGGTCGATGGCGTTGTAGGGAATCTGCTCTTGGGGCGTGGGTTCCAGGCCGAGGCGTTTCAAATCGCGGTCGGCCAGGGTTTCGATGTAGCACTTGCAGCCAAAGCCATTCGGAACGGCGTGGGTGGTCCACCAGGGGTCATCATGGCGCAGGATCACCCCATCCCAGGCGCGGTGTTCGGCGCGGGGGACGCGGCTGGCGGGGGAATGCCGATAGCGCCACCAGGGGCGCGATGCCGCCACGTCCTTCATTTGCCGATAGCGCCCGGCGCTGTAGCTGGAGAACAGGTTGGTGTCGTAGATCACCCGCGTCCGCCACGCCTCGCCGGCCTTCGTGCCTTCGCCGGTCCAGCCGGTCCAGCCGCGCGCGGCGACGATCTTTTTGAAGTCTTTTTTAAAGGTTTCGTAGGTCGTTCCATCCGCTATCGCCTTGTCCACGGCGGCGCGCAGGTCCATCAACAGGTCGGCCTGCATCGCCCCGGCAACCACGAAGGCCCGGTCATGGGCCGCGCCGAGCAGGTCATCCCACTTTTTCGTGGGCATGTTCAGTTTGCGCCGGAAGAACTCCAGCGCCTCGGCAAAGGGGAGGGAGCCGTAGTCAACCATACACCGGGATACACCCCGCTAGATTTTTCAAATTCAGCCGCACCTGAGTCTGCATGATCGAGTACGCGCCTTCGACGCCTTCGACGCTATTGATTTTGTCCTGGATCGCGGTTTGCGCTAACATCGTCAGCACTTGACTGTTCAAATTCACCCCTCCTTTGTACAGATCGCTGGCAAATTGCGTGACTTTGTTTTTGTCCGCATCCGTGGTCACAGCCGCCGGAAAATTTCCGGCCAGTACCCAGTCCGCCGCAGACAAGAAATAGAGTTGCACTCTTTTGCGAAAATCATTGTCAGATTCGAGATTAACGACGGTAGACGTAATAGCCATGATAAAAATCCTATGCAGTTGCGACAGTGAGGGTGCCGCCATTAGCGACGGTGATGAGATACCGGGTTCCGTCTGGACTTTTCAAAACAATGCCAGCGCCCGCTACGGTATTTTCAATGACTTTATTGGTGTAGATCGTGGTGCCGGTATTCGTGATCGTTAGATTCCCGGCGCTGGATACGGTAAACGAGGCGTAATAACTCGCATCATAGCCGAGGCGGAGTTGTTCAGTGGTGGACGTTGCATGGATTCGAGCAGAAGGCGCTACATTTCCAAAACCCGTGTCACCAGATGAATTAATCCTCACCCGCTCCGTGCCAAACATTGTATTTATAGCCGGCGTAGTATAAAACGAAACCCTAGTCGCGGCATTTAATATCGCAGTGCCGCCACCAAACGATAGATAATTTTCAGAAGAATTAGACCCACCGTTGAAAATACAAATAGGCTCTTCTGCGGTATTGTAGTGCGCATACGCAAATCGCGCTGTTTTATTGGTAGCATTTGTTAAAGTGTATGCTGCATTATCCGCACCAATTATTATCGATATATGTCCATTGACAACAGTAGCTTCACGGAAAGAGGATATGCCACTATTATTTACGGTTAGCGCAGTCGTTCCGCCATTATTACCAACTTTCATCTCTAACGCGACGGCTGTAGAAGTTCCATTACCACTGGTTCCCTGTAATACGAGCTTATCAGTAACTCCTGTGCCACCAATAAGGGTTTGGCCGCCACTATTCCCGGCCAACACCGCAAACACGGATTGCAGCGTGGCTTTCAGATTCGCCCAGGTGAGCTTTTTCAGAATGTACGACGCCGCGCTATCGACGAGCGGCAATTCATCCGCATCGACGGGAGTCGCTTTGTCGGTTGCGGCATGGGTATCCGCTGCCATGCCACCTGATGCTGCGGCCCAGGTTTGATCGCCCCTGAGGTAGGTCGAACTATTCGCTGTACCACTGCCTAACCGCGCTGTGTCAATCGTGCCGCTAGCTATTGCAGACGCAGCATGGGTATGCGAAGCCGCTGCGTAGTCAGTGGAGGCTGTTGTCGCTGCCGTGCCGAGACCCAGGGTGGTTCGTGCCGTTCCCGCATCAGCATCATCAACAAGCGAAGCGCCAAAGCTCGAAATCCCGTGCGTGGTGGTCAGCGCGGCGTGAGTCGATACCGCGCCAGAGGCTTCGTAGACGCCCGTATGGTTATGGGCGGCTGCCGCATAGTCTGTCGCCGCTGTGGCTGCTGCGGTTCCTAGCGTCGGCAGATTCGAGAGCGTGGAATAGCTGATCTGCGCCCCGTCACCGCCAGAATGATCATGACTGTCGCCGTTCGTGACGCCTTTAGCGATGGGTGCATAGGTCGCTGCATGATCATGGGCCAGCAGGCTATACCGCGCATCGCCGCGCGTATCGTTGTGATATTGCGAATGATCGTCGTCACTCAGCCCCGTTAATCCGCCATGATCTGTTACCAACACCGGGTCGTGGTAATAGGCGAGCGAAGCCCAGGCGGTCGCCCCGTCGCCAATCTTCTGTTTCCCGGTGTCGGTTTCATAGCCGACCTCGCCGGACAGCAGAACCGGATTTGCGCTAGTCCATTGCGCCGCTGTCCCTTTGCGCAACTGTAATTGTGCTGTAACCGTGATCGTCATGGCTGCCCACCCTCGAAAATATACCCGTTACTGAAATCTGTGGAGGGCGAACCGCCACTAATAAGATCGATACCGTCTGGTGCGAAGAGTCCCGCTGGCCCTGGTGGGCCTTGTTCGGAAACTTGAACCGTGATCGTTTCGACAATTTCCTGAGTCACTTCGATCACTTCCTCAGTCACAGTCACAGTGGTCATCGGGTGACTTCCTTGCTCAACATAATTCCGCCTTGCAATACCCGGTCAACCGTTCCATCCGAGTATTGAATCTCAAGATCGTAAACCGCTTTCGAGAAATTCAGCGCAGCAGTCACAGTGGCTGTGACTAATAGCGTCACTTCACCATTCACTGCGTCTGAAACAACCGCCCGGCCATTCGTCTCGTTCAACTCTAATAGCGTGGCGGTATCAGCCAGCGTGGCCCGGACATGCATCCTCACCGTGGCCCCTGAAAGATCAATCGCGGTATTCGTACTATCCGTCAATCGAATGATTCGACGAAAGGTCGCGCCTTGGTAAATCGTTAGATTGAGTTTTCCGGGCGTCATGGTTGCGCCTCCCAGTAGCCGGCGGCGTCGGCGACGGCCAGCGCCTGGCCCATCAATTCAGCGAAGGCTTTGCCGTCCAGTTCGGGGTAGAGGGTTAGCAGCCGCTCGCGGAAGTCCATCAGGTCGCCACTGGCGCTGAGGGCTTGCCGGACCGGTTCCAGCAGGGCATCGAGGAGCGGGTCAGCGTCGCGGCCCAGGCGTTCGACCAGTGGCGCGGTCGGGTCGGGATTCCCCCCCGTGTCGCTCCCCCGGTTCAGGGCGCGATTCTGGGTTCCTGCAGGCGCGGGAACGACGGAATTTCCCGCATTCGCTACGGGATTTTCCGCAGGGAGAACGCTGGGGGAACCCAGCAGCTCCGCGTCGGGCGCGGGGTCGGGCAGGCCCCATTTGTCGCGGATGACGCTCTGCTCGACCTTCAGCCCCAGCGGCACCAGTTTCGTCAGCAGGTCCGTCAGCCCGGCCAGGTCTTCGGGGTCTGGGACGTACAGCTCCAGGCGCGGGTAGGCGGCCTGGACGCCGAAATTCAGGTCGATGAACCCGCGCACCAGTTGATCATTGAGCGTGGTGCTGAGCTCCTCGGCGTCGCTTTCCAGCAGGTCGCGGCGCACCTCGCCGCTGAACTGCTCGCCGCCCAGCCGGCCCGGCGTGGCGTCGGCGGCGTCGGCCCGGCCGAGCACCGCCTTGCTGATCGATTTTTCCAGGTATTCGACGAGCGCCTGATAAATGTCGGCATGGCCGATGGGGCTGGCTTGCAGCTCGATGTCCACGGATTTGGGCAAAACGGCGTAGGCGTCGGCGCCCAGCAGGGTTTGCAACTTCGCCTGCAAATCGGCGACGAAGTCGCTGCGCTCGGTGGGGTCGGCGGGAAACAGCCGGTCATCGGCCTTGGCCAGGCGCACGGGCGCGCCATAGGACTCGGCATAGGCCAGCCAGCTCTCCATCGCCAGATGGCGGCACAGGCTGGCAATGGCCGCCAGCCGCGCCAGGCCCCCGCGAATCGGCAGGCCCGCCTTCAATTGCGGCTGATGCACCACGAAGCGGCCCGGCGGCAACGGCTCGCCCTCGCCCCAGGCCGCCGTCCGCAGGCGCAGCGTCTGGCCGGTCGCCCGGTCATACTGAAAACAGCGGGGATCGCGCCAGACGTACCCTTGGGGCCGCCAGGGCGCGCGGTCGGTCGCCCAGAGGATTTCCACGGCAGCGTAGCCCTTGCCCAGCGCGTCCAGCAACCCGGCCAGCAGGCGGCTGAACGCGGCGTTTTGCAGCAAGTGCTGTTCTACCGCATCGCGCAGCGCCACGTCGCGCGCCGCGTCGCTGGCGGCCATCACCCGGCGCGGCAGGCCCAGCACCGCGCGCTTGCGCGTGGCCAGCACGGCGGCGTAGTGCGGGTCGCGCTCTTCCATCTCCTCGGCGAGGGTCAGGTAGTCGTCGGCCACGCCGGCGGCGGCGCTGTCCAGGAGGACGGCCAGCCCGGACGGCGGCAGGCCGCGCAGCAAGCTTTGGGCGCGGCCGAGGCGGCCGACGTCGATCAGGCGCATCGGGCGGGTCAGCTCGGCGCGCGATACGGTGAGCGGCCGTCCGTCGGGGCCTAGCAGGGTGGGCATGGTCAGAAGTGCTCGTGGTGGGCGCGGGGGTTCGCCCGCAGGACTGCGGGGTAGTAGGTGGCGACTTGCGTTTCGCTAGCTGCGTAAGCCAGCGCATCAGCGGCGTCGTCGTGCTCGCCGGCTGGGAACGAGAGCAGTTCGTCTTCAAACCAGCCGGGCAATCCCGGCGCGTGGACGACCAGGCCCTGCTCGTAGCGCGCGATTAGCGGAAGGAATCGGGTCAACTTGTCCTTGTCCGGCTTGACTCCCTTGATCGGCAGGGCGGTCGTGCGCGTCAGTTCCTGCACCACCGCCGCCTGATATTGCACCTGCTCAATCGCGATCAGGGCGGGCTTCCATTTAGCGGCCATGGACTGAATGAACTGAAGCACCTGATGAAACGGCGCTCTTATGCGCTGTGCGTCGCGCACGTAGATGATCCCGTTGGCGTCGCGGCTGACGGCGACAATAGCCGTGTAATCCGCGTCTTGCTTGGTGGACAGCGCAAGATCGACGCCGAGCGTCACGGACAGGCCGGGCGGCGGTTCGGCGTACCGCAGCCACTCACGCCGCACAGCCGCGCCGGAAAAGTCCACGAACTGGGCTTCGACTTCTTGCCGAAAAACCAGGCTCGGCAGTTCGCGGCGCATCGCTTCAATTTCATCGGGATGAATATACGGGTTGTGATTGGTCGGGCATTGTGCGCGCGCCCAGTCCAAGTCATCAGCGGCCCGCTCAAATAAATTTTTGAAGTAGTTACCGCCCTTAGGCGTGCTCAGGAACCACGCCCCACCTTGCCGGTCTGCTAATGTTGGGCGAATCGCCTGAGTCCAGGCTTCTTCAAGATTGCGAGCCATGGCCGCTTCGTCAACGATCACGATGCCGTATTTCCTGCCCCGGCCGCTGTCCGGATTGTCTAGCGACCAAAAATCGAGCGCCGCGTTAGTCGTCAGTTCGAGTCGATGTTGCTGGGCATCCTGCCGCTTGATCAGTGGGCGCAAAAAGCTCCGCGCTCCACGCCATGCCTCGTCCAGCAGCTTGTAGGTGGGAGCGAACCAACCGACGTCGGCCCCGCTGCGCAAACTGTGCGGTTGATGAGGCGCGCCGTAGAAACTCACTACTAGACCCATCGTGCTTTTGCCGAAACGACGGCCCATGCAGGCCACGTTGAAGCGCCGGGAATCGCGGAGCAACCGTTGCTGGGCTTCATGGAGCATCGAGGAGCGGTAACGAAATCAGCGCAGACCAATCGGGCAGCGGCTGCGCCACGTGATGCTCCAGCTTGTCGGTAAACAACGCCAGATGCTTGCCAAGTAACTCTAGCGCCTTGACCCGTGCCGGGGCATAGCAGTTTTCTTTGCTGTTCGTGGCTTCTTCGCGCAATCGCATTAAAACCCAATCGGCGGTAATTTGTGTCCGTTTGCTTTGTTCTTGCCTTTCGGCCTGAATAGCATCAATGATGTCGGGTTTTCTCAGGTTTTCAAAACCAATAGCGTCAGCCCGCCGCGCCGAATAGCCCGCCCGAATCGCCGCTTGAGTCGCGTTCAAATCGATGAGGTATTCTTCAATGAATTTTTGCTGTTTCGGCGTCAAGCCACGGGTCTTGGGCATAACTACACACCCAACCCCTTCATGACCAGCGGGATCGCAGCCGCACTCATCGCGCCCACCACGCCCCAGAGCGCCCACAACAGCCGTTCAATCCAGTCGATCCGCGTATTCAACGCCCCGGCGCTTTGCAAATGATCATTCAACGCCGCGCCAATTTTTACCAGCGTATCATTTGCGGAGTTCACGACGGTCCACTGATATTCTTCCATTTCGGTATGAAGCGCCAGCTTGTGGCTAATCTCTCTCATATTCGCCGCCGTGGTTTCCAGATGGCCGACCGCTTCTTTTTGCATCTCTTCCAGCCGGCGCAAATCCTTATTCACGCTTTCAAAAATGGCTTCAATCCGGGTGACTCGGCTGGAAATATTCCTAATCCGTTCCTGGGTGCTGTCGTGGGATTCCAGTAATTTCCTGTCGAACTGCCGGCGCGGCAGATCAGCGGAAATCGGTTCCTTAAACGCCGACTCACTCACTTTTGTCTCGTCCACTCAACACCTCCACACGTCGATTGACACGGGCTGGCGCAACCGATCATCAGCAGCAGGCACAGACTGTAACTCAATCGCCGGCAATAATACATGGGTATTCCTCTCGGGCAGAAACACGCCCAGTAAACCGGCCAGGGCCATCCCCGCCGTCACGATGAGCTTCGTCTGCTCCGGGGTCAGCGTGATGCCCGCCACGGTCAACAGCCAGACCAGGCCGCGCCAGGTTGAGGGTTCTTTCAGTCGATTCATTATCCAGGTTTTCATCTATCACTCCCGTGGTCCCCATGAGCAACCGGCGCGGCTTCACGGGTCGCATCACGCACCATCTCATCGGCGGCAACAATCAACGACAAAACCGCCTCAGTATCGCCTCTGGGCGCTTTGCGGCCTTCAATGCTATCCGCCATGGTCCAAAGTGTTTGCGCGGCCTGTCGAGCCTCATCGGGGCAAAAGTGCATAATAGGATGGCCGATGACTTCGATCAGCGATCCATGAATCTGAAAGAGACAGTCGGTTTGCGCGTTGTTGCCTGACGCGCAGGGAATGTAAGTCGCCCGCATTTCACTCATGGCGAACCCCATGGCGATTGCTGCGTACAACCAATTGCCAGACCCGCCATGTCCGGCGGCAAACAGGGCAGTAGAACGCCACGCCCGGCGGCCCCCCCATGGTTTCTTTCGTTAGCGTGATGGTGTGCCCGCAGTCGCATTGCGCCTGACGCGCTTTATCAGTCATCATTCCGGGTTTCCTCATTTCAGGTCATCCGTTGCAGGACGGCTATCTCTCAAAATATCGATCTCGCCGAACAGCAAAGACTTTACGTCTTCAATACTGCGCACCACTGCCCCGACGCCGCCGGACTCACGGACAGCCGCCAAAAACGCCGTCTGAGCGTCTGTGGGCTTTTCCCCGGGTTGTTTAACCTCTAACGCGAAATAAAGCCCCGGAGAGCCGCTCCGTGGCCCATAAAGGCCATGTAAGTCGCTATAGCCCGCGCTCACTTCCTGTGCCGCCGGAATCCACAGTCGATAGAACTTCACCCAGAAACCCCCCATGAGTCGGGCTTTGCCGCCGTTGATGCGGGCGAACCAGCCGACCCGGCCCCGGGCTTGTTCATGCCGCAGATACTCTACGATATGCCGTTGCAGGTCGGATTCCAGCACGGTGGGTGATGTGAGCTTGAGCGTGTGAGCCATTGCGGTTTGCTGTTTACTCGGGTCTTTTGCTGTTTACTTGCTGTTTACTTATTATATAAGTATATAATATATATATGTATTATATGTAAACAGTGTAAACAGAGTAAACAGCATTAGAGCGCCTATCCGGTTTCTTCCGGTAAACCCTGCATCGCGTATGCTGTTTACTCTGTTTACTTCGATCATCCGCTTGCTGCCTAGCGATTCTCGCTCTTGATGCTCTGCTGTTTACTTGCTGTTTACTTGCTGTTTACTGCTGTTTACTGCGAACGCGCCATGAGTAAACCGCAGCACCGCACGATCACCCTGGCCTTGCGCTTTTTCGGATTGACGAAAGATCGTGTGGCTGATTTCCAGGTCTTCCAGCATTTCCGCGCGTTCCCGCTTTTTCAGAAACCGGGTTTTGCCATACAACTGATTGAGGGTGATCCCGTCCGCGCCGGCCTGGCGAATGATCCGTTCGACGCGCTTACTGGTAGTTTCCGCCTCGTTTTCGCCCACGTACTGAGCAATGCAGGCCACCATCACGTCACAGCACCAGCGCGTCAAGGCAATGCCATACTGCGCATCCCGCTGATCAATCTGTTCCGGCCCGTCCAGGCGACTGGCAGCTAGGATCAAGGCGACCTTGGCGGCGTTTTCCCAGCAACGATTCCAAATGGCGCTGATCTGCCGGCGCTGGTGATCGCCGCGCCGCGCCTTGATCCAGGCTTTCAACTCGGCGAACAGCGCCCGGGCTGCCGGAGTAAAGATATACCGGGATGGGTTCGGGCGCAAACTATCCAAGTTGCCTTGTAGCTGCGCATTAATCGCCCGGCGCGCCAGCGTTTGCACGGTGGCGACCAATGAAGCGGGCGGCGGAATCGGCGTCACGTCTTGTTCGTCGGGGTCCGCCTCGCCGGTAAAGATCAGAATCCGCGCCAGCAAGCCGTCTTCCGCTTCGTCCTGGGTCAGCGCCTTGAAGAAGTGCGTTTCTACCGTGGTGCCGTACACCCCACAGCACGGCTGATCAATGTCCTTGCGTTCCTGGGTCGCGTACTCTTTGCCGAGGAACAGGCCATCGGCGCTGGAGTACAGCGTCAACAGCGCCGTGGTAATCCCGGCCAGGTGGGCCTTGTCGGATTTGGTAATGGTCTTGAAAATGCGGCCCAGTTCGTCGATCTGAAACAGGCAAGCCGGCGAACGGTGTAGGGCGTCCAGCAAGCCGCTATCGGAAGCGAGGTTTTCGCCGCCCAGGCGTTCCGTCAATCCGGCATCGTGAAGCAGTTGCTTGGCGCGCTTGCGGGCGTGGTCCTTGCCCGTTCCAGACGGCGCGATCCCCAGCGTGTAGAGATTGGTGCGCAGCCCGGTTTCGGTTTGCGCGGTGCGGCCAATGATCACGCCCCACAGCGCCAGCGCATTGGCGATTGCCAAGACCGGCTGCACACACGGCCCGGTCGCGTTCACCCAGTCCACATAATCCCGCACGGGCCCCGGCGGCAAATCAAGCAGTTCCGCCGGAAACGGGGGGATGCCTGGACGCTCGTCCTGGACGGCTTGCGCCGCTTGGCGGGATTGCTGTTCCTGATTCTTCAACAGCGCCTCAGCCACTTGCGCGCCATGCGCGACGGTCGGTTTCCCCGCTGCGGTTTTGTAGCCGTGCAGGATCGCTTGGCGCTCGTTGTTCCAATTCATCCCCTCGACTTCGCCATTGGCGTTGGTCGGGCGCATAGCACGCTCGAACGCGCGTAACGCCTCGTCGAAATAGGATTCCGGAACGCCGCGCGAAGCCAGTTCGTGGCCCAGGCTGATGATTTGGTTGTGCCGCCCGGTTTTTAAATCGGACCAGGTTCGCGCGCCATGCTCGCCGGCCAGGCGCATGACCACGCTCATCCAGTGGTGATGCTCTTTTTCCGGCGTCGGCGGCGGCGGCAGCAGTTCCAGCGGCTGCGAGGTGATTGGAAAAGCGGCCAGCAGCTCGTCGCGCGAATACGGCATCCGCTCGTTCTCGACGACGATGCGCACTTGCCACGGGGGATCGCTTTTCTGGTGCCAGAACCCCGGCAAGCGCAACACCCGCGCGCGATCCTTGGCATTCTTGTCTGATCCCCAGGCGACCATGACCTGCATCAGTAGATCAAAGTCGGCCCATTCCAAGTCCCAGGCGAACCAGTAGCAATGAAACTTGCCGGGGCTGGACTCAACCACCACCTGTGGGTCCAGCGGCCATTGCGGCAACGCTTCGCCGCAACGGTCCCACTCGCACCAGATGGCGCGCGGTTTGACCATGTTCGCCAGCTTGCGGCCTTTTCCGTCCGTAGCGTTGACCGTCACATAGACGCCCGCCCGCCGCCATTGCAGCCGGCCCAAATCCGTATGGTGTTGCTCCAGCGTCCCGTGCAAAATCTTGGCGAGACTCTGGTCCTTGCGTTGCTTGAGGTCGTCAAAGGTCTGGAAGGTGAAGAACTCGGCCTCTTCATCCAAACACGTTAAAAACCGTTCGGCTTGCGCCAGGTCGGGCTGCGGATGGGGAATCACGAGGGCGGTGTTCATGCGGCATCCCAGTCAATGGGTATCCCACAACAGTTCGCTTCCCACTGCGGGGCGTAATCCGTTACGACTCCATCGCTATCGACGGGCGCATTGGCGGCCCGCGCCATCTCTTCCGCCAGCCGTTCCTGAGTCCGTCTGTCCCTAGCCCACTTCACGACGACAAAACACGCCTCTTCGCGGGCGCACCTCTCAGCCGTGGCACAACAAAACATCCGGGAAATGGCTTCGTCGAGGGTCATAGCGCCCCCAACAATTGGCCGATTAGCCAGCCCGCGCCTAACAGCATTCCGACTGGCAAGGTCATCAGTATCAGAGCCAAGATGATCATTTCGAGAAGTTCAAGCGCTTTCATCCGATTTCATCCGAGATTCGGCCCGTCTGGGCATATCATGCGGCCCGCTCTTCGATGGGATAAATATCGGGACGCAGTTCGTGGCGACTGATACCCGTCGCCCGTTCCACGGCAATGACCCGGTGAGCAGGCACGCGGCCTGTGCTCCGTAGCCAGACATGGATCGTCGGCGGGCGAACCCCCACTGCTTCACTGAGACGAGTCAATCCAATGGCCTGGATTGCTCTTTGAAGAGGCGTTTTGTTCATATTGTTATCTTAGTTCTTTGCTAAGATAAAAAGCAAGAGGATTCCGCTTGCCTAAATTTTTTTTCACAATCTTAGTAAAAAACGATTGCATAGACCTTAGCTTTTTACTAACATTCTCTCAACCCATCCCCATCACCCGCCGGATGCCCAGCAAAGGGGATTAACGGATTAGGGGTCGGGCCAGCCCGACAGGGACGTTGGCGAAATTCCTCCTCTGGGTAGTTTCCCGGTTGGTTCCTTCTGACGCCGACCGGGACTTTTTCAGGAGCAGCGAACATGACGAAAGAAGAAGAGTTGTGGTTCCTCGCCAATGACTGGCACTGGACATTGATCTGCGTGATCAATGCCGCCGGCAAACAAGACGTGATCTTCCATAGCCGTATCGACGGCTGCCTCATACCCGAGCCGTATCGACGGCTGCCTCTTGCCTGGGGCGTAGAGGCATGAAGAAACACCACACCTACAGCGAAAAAGCCGCGCTGCACGCCAAGAAACGGCGTGAGCGTTACGCCCACTGGACGCCAATCCGCGTCACCACATTTATGAAACGCCATGCCCGGACCCGCGCCTGGCGGCGATTGGAGGAAGTATGAAAAACCCTGTGATCGTTGAAACCCGCGTCAGCGCCCGCCAGGCCCAGGGCCGCGCCGAGCGAGATTTAATTCGCCGCCACCAGGCCGCGCTCAGAGAGATCGATAGATGGGATATTGCGCGGGAATCCAGACCGCACATCCCCCGCTTGGCGAACGACATCCTGCGCCAGGACGACGCCCTCGACGCCCTCGACGCCATCGACGCCGCGCAGGATCGCGTGATGAGCGCCATCGTCGATATGGCCGGTCCCTGCCCGCTGACGGGCCCCCGTACCGGCACCCATCCGATGGCGACGACCATCGACAAACCCATTCCCGACCCGCGCCCGCCAATGGCGACCTACTTGCGCCCGCCTCTATCTGATGAACGCGACAGCCTGTCATGGGTAGATCGTATCCCCGAATCCCTGGCACTGACGGCGTTTTTGATTATCACCGCCGTATTGACGGCATTTTTTCTGGTTTGAGGGTTTTGAAATGTCGAAAGAACTCGCTGAACTCGCGGCTGCCTATGTCCGCGCCAAGGCCCAGGAGGCCATTATGGCTGACCAGCGCCGCGCCATTGCCGCCAAAATCCAGGCGCTCACCGGCCATACCGCCGAAGGACAGAAAACTTATGCGGCTGACCAATGGAAAGTCACCGTCAAAGCGCCGCTGATTCGTTCCATGAATTGGGATGCCTGGGAACAGGTAAAAGGCCGTATTCCCGAAGACCTTTGGCCTGTCGAAATGAAGCCCTCTTTGGACGAGAAGGGCGTCAAGTGGCTGCAAAACAATGAACCTGAGACCTACGCCGTGTTGAGCGAAGCATTGATCATCAAGCCCGGCAGCGTCCAAATCACCGTGCAGGAAGTGAAGTGATGGCCTTTGACCTGTCTTCGATCACATCCGGTCCGCGCACCCCGCCGCCGAGACTCATGATCTACGGCCCGCACGGCGTCGGCAAAACCACCCTCGCCAGCCAGTTCCCGACACCCGTCATCATCCAAACCGAAGACGGCTTAGGGATGCTGGAAACCCCAGCCTTCCCTCTGGCGACCACGCTGGACGAGGTCTTCAGCGCCATTGGCGTTCTAGTTAACGAACAGCACGCCTTTAAGACCGTGGTGCTCGATTCCGCCGACTGGCTCGACCTGATCGTGCAGCAACACGTCAAGGAAACCCACGACGATAAAGCGCTCAGTTATGGCAAAGACGCGCTATTGGCGGCTGAACAATGGCGGGTGATCCTCGACGGCTTTGCCGCCCTGCGCGGCATCGGCATGACCGTGGTGCTGCTGGCACACTGCGAAGTCAAGCGCTTCGATCCGCCGGACGGCGACAGTTTTGAACGGTATCAACCCAAGCTGCAAGCCCGCGCAAGTGCGTTGGTGCAGGAATGGTGTGATGCTGTGTTATTTGCCAATTTCAAGACGTTCGTGAAAAGCGAGCTGGTCGGCGCGCGCAAAGACCAAAGCGTGAAAAAAGCTTTGGCGTCGGGCGAACGACTTCTGCATACCGGCGAACGCCCGGCCTACCTCGCCAAAAACCGCTATAGCCTTCCGCCGGAAATCCCTATGTCCTGGGCCGCGCTGAATCAGGCCCTGCCCATTCCTTTTTGATCTTCCCCTGAACGAACGAACGAGAGCACGACCATGGCTTACTTAGGCGACTTTGACGCAACGACCGTAGAACCTGCTGACTTTTCCGCCCTGCCCGCTGGCGACTATCCAGTGATCATCACGAACAGCGAATTTCGCACTACAAAGAATGGCTCTGGACAGTATTTGGCGCTGACTTTCCAAGTGATTGATGGTCCCGCCAAGGGCCGCTATGTCTGGCACAACCTCAACATCCAGAACGCCAATTCCAAGGCGGAAGAGATTGCGCAACGCGAACTGTCGGCGATTTGCCGAGCTACCGGCATGCTGCGCATCAAAGACAGTGAGACGCTGCACGGCATCCCGCACCTGATCCATGTCGCCTATATCCCGGCGAAAGGCGAGTTTGCTGAGAAGAACCAGATCAAGAAATGGATGCGGCTGGGCGAAACGCAAGCCACCAGCGCCCCGCAAGCCGCCGTACCCCCTCCGGCCCGCCAAGCCCGCGCCACACCCACCCCGTCCCCCGCCGCCCCGCCCAGGCCGGCGGCAAAGCCGGAAGGCAAAATTCCGCCCTGGAAGAAACCCGCCGCCCCTGCGCCAGCCCCTGCGCTGGAACCCGCGGGCGACTTTGACGATGACATTACGTTCTGAGACCCCGCTATGGTCGAACTCGCTCACTCTACTAGCGACCCGACCCTGGCGGCGCTGGATGCGGTAATCGAAGCCGCATCCAGCGAAGCGCCGCGACCTTATTTGGGCGCCAGCCAAATCGGAGAGCCGTGCAGCCGCAAGCTCTGGTACGGCTTTCGCTGGGTCTTGCGGCGCGCCATTTCGGCTTCCGGGTTGCGTCGGATCAACGACGGCCATCGGGGTGAACAGGTGCTTATCGAAATGCTGCGCCAGGTTCCCGGCGTCTCACTCTGGACAGAAGACCCGGCACAGCCCGGCGAACAAATTGGCTTTGTTTTGCTGGGCGGTCATTTTCGAGGGCACTTGGACGGCGTTATCGAGGGACTTTATCAAGCCTCAAAAACCCCGCATGTCTGGGAAGCCAAGGTTTGCAACGAGACGAAAGTCCGCAAGCTCGAAAAACTCAAGGAAGAGAAAGGCGAAAAAGAGGCGCTGGAAGCCTGGGATGAGACCTACTTCGCTCAGGCGCAAATCTACATGTACGCCCTGAAACTCACTCGGCATTACCTCACGGTCGCCACGCCCGGCGTCCGGGACATTATCAGTTGCCGGACGGACTACCAGCCCACCAAGGCAAAAACCTACCTGCAGAAAGCCCGCGACGTGATCAGCGCGAATCGCCCACCATTGCGCATCAGTGAAGACTCCGGATGGTATCAGTGCAAGCGATGTGACTTTCACGCCCTCTGTCACGGCCTGAAACTGCCCGTCGTGAACTGCCGCACCTGCGCCCACGCCACGGCCCATCTTGATGAAGCCCAGCCCTGGACGTGTGACCTGCATCGTCGGGTCATCGATATTGAAGAGCAGCGCCAAGGCTGTCTCTGTCATGCCTTTCACCCGGATTTAATCCGAAGTTGCGACGCCATTGGCGCGGACAAGGTGACGGGCGCGATTACTTACCGCTGTAAAGATTCCGGCGATACATGGGTGAGCGGACTACAGGAGACAAGCCATGATGCAACTGCGTAGCTACCAAACCGCTGCTGTGCAATCAGTTCTCGACTATTTCGAGAGCGGTAATCCTGGACACCCGTTGATCGTCATGCCCACCGGCACCGGGAAAAGCCTGGTGATCGCCGCCTTGATTCAGAAGATTCTGGCGGATTACCCGACCGCCCGCGTGTTGATGCTGACCCACGTCAAAGAATTGATCAGTCAGAACCTCGACAAGCTGTTGCGCGTCTGGCCGGATGCGCCGGTGGGCGTCTATAGCGCTGGACTGAATCAGCGCAACACCGACCGCCCCATTCTGTTTTGCGGCATTCAGTCAGTACACAACAAAGCCAAGGCTCTGTCGAGTTACGAGCAGCCGATTGAACTGGTGTTTATCGATGAAGCGCATCGCGTCCCACTGGATCATGACGGCACCTATCGGCGCTTCATTCGTGATCTGACCGAACTGAACCCGCACTTACGGCTAATCGGCCTGACCGCCACACCTTATCGATATGTCCAGGCCACAAAAACGACTACGGCGGGATATCAGTCTCTTATTAAAGGCGAGAATCGGCTGTTTACCGACATTGCCTATGATCTGTCTGCATCTATTGTATCGTTGATCAACAGCGATTACTTAGCCGCGCTCTGGCCGCAGCCGACAAATTATCAAGTCGATTTAAAAGAGATCAAAATTCAAAACGGCGACTACCAGGCGGATCAACTGAACGCCTTAATGGCGCGCGAAGAAGTCATTGACGCTATTCTGGATGAGGCGATTCCCCTGGCTCAGGCCGATGGCCGCCGGCATTGGCTCGTGTTCTGTGCAGGCGTTGATGCGGCGCAAAATACCGCCAATAATTTGCTTTGGCGCGGCATTTCTGCACAAGTGGTGACAGGAGATACGTCTTCCCGTGACCGCGCCCAGTTTATTCGCGAATTTAAAACCGGGCGTTTGACTGCGCTGGTGAGCGTCGGCGTGTTGACCACGGGTTTTGATGCGCCGGTCACCGACTGCCTCATCATCGCCCGCCCCACGATTAGCCCGGTGCTGTGGGTACAGATGTGTGGGCGCGGGATGCGCCCCACAGAATCCAAGTGCAGCCAGGACAGTGACCGGAAGCGCGGCTGTCTGGTGCTGGACTTCTGCGGCAACGTCGGTCGGCACGGACCCATTGACCGGCTCACACTCAAAGCGCCTGGCCAGAAAAAGTCGGAACCCACAAAGACCTGCCCGCAATGCAAAAAAGAAATTTCCGTCTTCGCTAATCCTTGTCCTGAATGCGGCTATGCCTTTGAGCCGGGCGAAAAGCCCGGCGTCCCGCCGCCGCGCGCGGGAAAAGACGCGATCATCGCCGGCATTGCTCCGTTACCCCCACCCATCCGCTATGAAGTGACCCGCGTCGCCTATTCCAAACATGTCGGCAAGTCCGGCATCCCGACGCTGCGAGTAGACTACTTCTCAGGATTCCTGAGAGTCGCCAGTGAGTGGGTCTGTCTTGAACATCCGCCGGGTAGCTATCCGAGAAAGAAGGCCGAGAAGTGGTGGAGGGAGCGTTTTTCTGACGAGCCTATCGATAGATGTATTGATTCGATTTTTCCTGAAAACATTGACGAGGCCATTAGAAAATTTAGTTTTGCAGGAACCCATAACCTGACACAACCCACTTATATCCACGTCCGCCCGCCTCGTGATGCGCGCGGCTTCCCCGAAATTGTGAAATACAAATTCGATGAGGTCACGACATGAGCTTCCTCCGCATTTACACCCCCGATGAAGAAGCGCAAATTCGCGCTCGCTATCCCACCGAGGGCGGGAATCAATTAGCCATTGACCTCGGCAGGTCCGCTGTTTCGATCCGCAGGAAAGCGCGGTATTTAGGCGTGAAGCGCGCGGAAAGTGCGACCTACACTCTGCCGCACACCCATCAGTGGACGGAGGCGGAAGACACTCTCATTCGCCGGGAATGGCCGAATATTTATCGGCGGCGCGGCAAAACCGCCGAGCAACTGGCGCAACAACTCAACGTGCCGCTGCATCAGTTGCGGAATCGGGCGGCGCACCTGGGGGTGGTAACGATGAAAGCTGCCGAGCGGATTTGGACGGAGGAAGAAGATAACTATCTCTGCGATCACGCCTACCTGGGCCTGTACACGCTGGAAAAGCGGTTTCGCCAGAAAAACTGGCCTCGCACCCGCAATGCGCTGGCTTGCCGACTCAACCGCCTTGGTCAACGCATTCGTGGCGAAAATATCGAACGCTACAGCGCCAAGGGTCTCGCCGAGCTATTGGATATTGCGCCGGCTACCGTGATGCGCTGGATCAAAAACGGCTGGCTGCCCGCAAAACCACGAACCGCCGGCACCGGTCCCCAGGGGCAGCCGGTCGAGTGGGCGATTCATCCCGCCGACGCGGCATGGTTCCTACAGAACCATACTGCCCAGGTCGATTTATCCCGCGCCGATAAATTCTGGCTGGTGGATTTGCTATCGACGCATGGCGCAGCGACCCGCACGGCCCGCAAATGCAGCCGAAGTTGATGAAAGCAATGTGTAAGGATCGCTTACAGGTTCAATGTAAAAAGACACATAATTTGATTCTCAATCCATGTGTCAAGAGCAAGCCCTACACCTCCGCCGTCAGCACCGTCCCTGCTGGCGCGGTGTCCACAATCCTCCCGTCCTGAATGACCCATCGCTGGCCGATTTCCAGTGCATAGCCCGTGGCGATGACGTTTGCCAGCGTTGCGCCGCTGGGGAGCAGTTCCACCGTACAACGCTGATCGCCAAAAGCGGATTCAATGCTCACCACCTCGCCAATCATCAGCGGCCCGCCCGTCTTCACAATCTGCTGAAACGCTGTCCACAGGTTCATACCGCCACGACCTCCACGGTTTGCACGATTTTATTCCATGTCGCATCGACGGACACGCCTGTGACCATTCCGCGAAAGCCGTCTTCTTCACCGTCCACAAAATCAAACGTGGTGGTGGGCAACAGCAATCCCGCCCCGGCAGGCGTGGCCTGCAACGGCAGGGTTAGGGTGTACTGCTTCATCGGCCACCAATCCGCGATTTCCTGGACGGCCCGAGCTTGCGCCGGTTCCATATCGGTAATCAACGTATCCACGACGGAAGGCGCAACCGTTTCGCCGCCGGTTCCGGCGCGCGTGCAAATGACCGCAATGCCTGCCGTCCCGCCGCTGATGAGGATGCTCTCGAACGCCGTACTGATGAGCGGCTGTTGGGCTTCGCTCAGGGTGTAACTGCTCGGCAGGCTCGCATCGGGAATGAATGTCCAGGCCCAGGGCTTCTGCGGCCACTTCGGCACGACGTGCAGCACATCCTCCTGCGCATCGGCATACAGCCAGCCGCCCGCCGATTTTGCAATCCGATTCATCACTTCGATGGGCGTCAGGTTTTCGTACTGGAAGACCCCCGCCGGCACCGTCCACATGGGCAACTGCCAGTCTAAAGACCAGAGCGGGCCCAATTCCTGTAAGACAAGTTGCTCAGCGGTCTTGGCGCTGGTTTCGCGGTAGCTCTTGGTGGGTTGATACGGTTCGGCATAGACGGCCCCAGGCGAGCGGCCATTCAAGGTCGCCGTCCATTCGCCGAACCGGCGACTCCACGTCAGTTCATCAACCAGGAAGTCCCAGGCGAACCCATTGATCGTCGCTCGAACCTTATCCGGGTAGGATGGAACCAGCGCCATCGCCGCTTGATTCGGCAAGGTGGCTTGCAATGTCCAACACCAACTGGCTTGATCCAGTTTGACCGACAACCGAGTGACCGGAATATCGGCTTCATCGCTAACGCGAATGAGCGAGGCTTGATTCAGCACGCGATAACTCCTCCGAATGGGAACCAGCAGGGCGCTGGAGCCGAAACAAAGATTGCCAAAATTCAGGGTGCCGGGCGAAAGGCAAACGAAGTTCAACCGGCCCCAGTGCTTGCCGGGCAGGTACGGCGGATAAGGCGGCGCGCGCCAGCCGTGCGGCGGACCTTGCCCCGAACCCCAGCGAATCCGCTCGTCCAGGAGCCACAAAATGGACGCCGAGGTGGGTATCGTGCGGCACAGGGCCTGACGTTCAGCGAGTCCCCACGCCACGCCCGTCCACTGGGGCGTCCAGAGTCCGGCCTGCCAGCGCGTCCTGAGCGCATCCGCAACCGACACGCCGCGTCGCCAAGGGAATGTCCACCCTTTCGGCAGCCCATCCAAGGTTTGCGGCAAGACGATGCGCACATCCCGAATGACGTGCGCCGCCAGTCCCCAAACGAGTCGATGATCGACTGGCAACGGCGTGGCTTTTCCGTAGCGAATCCACGCGGCGCTTTCAACCGGCCCAGCAGTGGTAAAGATCAGTCGGCGGGGCGTTGGCAGGGGCGATCCTGCCCCGTAGACGATACGCATCGAAACGGCGTGCGCCTCAGGCGCATTCCAGCGCGCCCGGCAAACGTGTTCGTAGTGATAGACCGCCCGCAATGACAGGAGACCGGAAACCGGCGCGAGGGTCTGCTCAATCGTCAGTTCGTTCTCAAACTCCTCTCCCGCCGCCCGGCCAAAATTCAGCGCGTTCGGTTGCGGAAGATCAAAGTTGAGAAATCCGATGCTCACGGTTCGCTGAAGATCGCCGAAACGGTGACCAGCGGGTCGCCGGTTTCTATCGCCGTCGATTTGAGTTGGAACAGCGCCCCACTGCTTGGAATCCCAGCGTTACCATCGAGCACGAAGTCATCGGCGCTGCTCACGATACGTCCCCAGGTGCACGTCCCGGTATCGGAGGCGGTGACTTCGTTGATGACCATTGAAAACGCCGCGTTCGTGACCGTCAGGCCCGACGGCAGCGCCAGGGTCGCCAGGGTTTTTTGCGTGGTGAGCGCCGCGCCGATGGCCGGTTTCGGGCTGTCGTGCAAGGTCAATGTCCCCCCACTGCACGCATCGGCCAACAGTTGCAACCGCGCATCGCGCAGGTCATCCGCCAGGTTAATCACGGGCGCGCGCCCTTGGCCTCGCTGCCTAACATTTCCATGATGCCTTTGGCAATTTTAACGCTTTGTTTGTTGGCACTATCTGCGTTGCTTGGATTACCTTGGTCGTCGGTTTTCAGGATAGAACCCAAAAGGGCCGCATGAAAGCCGCGCCTTGCCTCGGTGAAAAATACCTCCTTGCCCATTATGCTGCTTTCCTTCTTCTGGTGATCGGAACAATGCGGCGCACTGTCAGACACTCAAAAATCTTTGAGCCAACAGCGGCGGCAACAGGTGGGGGAAAGGCATTGCCAACTTGCCGGTAAGCTGCCGTTTTCCGTCCTGAAAACTGCCAGTCATCCGGGAACCCCTGAAGCCGTGCAACCATACGCACGGTTAGCTTAGGTATCCCTACGAAGTCCGGCGCGGGCGGTGCGTCAGCGATACCCAAACCGTCAACGCCAAGGCTGGCCCATGCTTTCCTTGCCCGCGTTGGCCCTAAATCCGGGCCGCCATGCTTGAGGGAACCGCCGACGATGGTAGGCGCAATCTCGTTTGCCCTCTCCCGCCATGCGTCCGCGCCTCGCCAGCCGTTCGCCGCCATCAGGTCATAAAGAAGCGCGCCAACCGTGGGGGGCGGTAATTGGGTGGCCTTATCAGGCCAATCAAAAAAATTGGCTAGGTCTCGCCGGATAGCAATAAAGACAACACGGGGCCGGAGTTGAGACACGCCAAAATCAGAGGCATTAAGCAAACGCCAGTCGGTTTTATAACCCATTTTGCCGATTTGGCCGGATATGTAAGTTCTGTAGTCCTCAAAAACGGCGTCCAGAATACCCCTGACATTTTCTATCATCACGGCGCGCGGCTTGATTTCTTCGACAAGCCGAATCATGGAGGGAAAAAGATTTCTATCGTCCTTCTGTCCAAGCTGTTTACCTGCGACAGAAAAAGGGGGACAGGGAAGCCCGCCAGCAAGCAAATCAACGCCTTTATAGGGCCGTCCGTCAAACTCTGCCAGGTCGCCCTGTTGAACCGTCCAGTTCGGGCGATTGAGGGAAAGCGTGTTGCAAGCGTGCTTTTCAATATCAATCAGGAAACTATGGGCAAAGCCTGCCCTTTCCAATCCAAGCGCCTGACCGCCAGCGCCGGCGCATAGTTCTACTGATGTGAGTTGCGCCATTTTCCGTTTACTCCCCTATACCTGTTAGGTCTGAAAGTAGTTGATAGAACGTCTATCAACAAACGTGAACCGATAATTTCCAAAATCCCCCTACCGCGGGCCGTCGCTTTTCTTAAACGTACCGTCTAGCCAGTCGTCGGTTATGGAGCGTCCGGCCAGTTTAATCACGGGCGCGAACCATCCGATGTGGCAAGCC